CCATTAGTCATCTCCCTTAAGACGATTTTCAATGAGTTGATCACGCTCGTCAATGATTTCAAAAGCAAAGCCTTCAAGTTTAGCCTTGTCTGCTTTGTTGTAGTGGTGTCCACATAAGAACAACTCTCCTACAACACCCTTGACGTGTACGTAAGCCTGTGATGGGCATCCATCGCAACGATCATTTGCAGTGAGTGTCCACTGCTTTGTCTCTAGTTCTGTCAATGCATCTCCTACTTGTCGGTGGAATAAAAACCAGAGCCTTTAAAACTAACTCCTACATTAGAGTATACCCTAGTTAGTACAGAATTGCAAGTGCTACACGAATACCCACCAGTGGGTTCATTTTCACTGATGGGTCTCGTGATAGTCTTTGTCTGACTGCACTTTGAACAAGTGTAATCATATAAAGCCATTTATTTTCCTTACTTCTTTGGTGCTGGTTTCTTAACTACTGGTGTAGTTGGTTCGAGGATGCTTGCTTCAGCAGTTGCTGCCCCAGCCTCGTCGTGAGTTGGAGTAGGAAGTACTGGATCTTCTGGCTTTGCTTCTACTGCAGCAGTAGCAATAGATTTTTCCCACTCAATGAGACGCTTGAAGAACTTGACAGGCTCAATGTATCCCTGCCCAGTAGCATTCCAGGTGTGCTGCTTTCCTTTGTGAAGCTCCCAGTGAAGGTGCTTACCAGTTGATGTACCAGTTGATCCCATTTTGCCAAGAGGGTGTCCTGCTTCAACCTTCTGACCCTTTTTAACCTTGACAGAACCAGCAGCCATGTGAGCATATAGTGTTGTGTACCATTCACCCTTGATCTTGTGCATAAGGGTTACAGAGTATCCAAATCCAGCTGGATTGTTACCAATTGCTACTACCTTACCTGCGTATGGTGCTTCAATCCAGCAAGGCTCTGCCGATGCCCAGATATCTGTACCGTTGTGGTGTCTTTTGTCCTTGTGGACTGGGTGGATACGCCAACCCATGTATGATGTCACTTTCCATTTATTCCCTGGACGACCATCAATTGCATATTGTGCTTTAGTCATAGTTTTATGACCTCCTTCTATACAAGTATATCAGGATTCTTTGAGCCACCTCAGAGATTCGAACTCTGCACCTACGCATTACAAGTGCGTTGCTCTACCAAATGAGCTAAGACGGCATACAATTTTTACTTTTAAACAAAGCGGTGTTGCTATAATCAACTATAGCGTATAAGCTCTAGCAAAGTCAAGTGTGTTTTTTAGAATTTTATTTCTTTTTTTCTTTGTTTTTGTTCTTGTATTAATTTCTGCAACAATGTATCCATCGAACCCAATATCTCTAAGATATTCTAAAGTTTCTTTTACTAACTGTGTTCCTTTTCCTGGTGCTAAATGTTCATCAAATATGTGGAACTTATCTTTTTGACTATGACCATCACAAAGATGAACATGCTTTATCTTGCTCCCCCAAGATCTTGCAAGATCTAACGAATTAACTCCTTGAGATGCTGAGTGTGAAAAGTCTAAAGTTATTGATCTTATTCCTGCAGCATTTGGGTCCCAGGATGGATAAAAGACATCGAACTCTTTGCCACCAAGATTCCATCCAAACATGTTTTCAACAGCAACAGTTATGCCGTAGGTGTCTTCTACGGACTCCACAAGCTTTTTAAAGGTGTTTTTATAAACCACTTGCCATTTGTATGGAGGATGAACTACAATTGTTTTTGCCCCAAGATCATTAGCAAGCTCTGCTGTTCTTATTAATTTTTCTTTCGGGGCTCGTCCAAATACATTTGAGGTCATAATTAAGACTGGAGCATGTATAGACAAAACTGGATGATTGTATTTTTTAATTAATCTTTTTATTGTTTCAACATCTTGAGTATCCCTATCTTCTGTCACCATAATTTCAATTCCATCAAACCCAAGCTCAGAACTTAACCTAAAAGCCGATTCTAAACTTAGGGGATAAACGCTACTTGACCCTAGACCAATCTTCATATTAATACCATTATATCAGGTTGTTGTCCTAGTTAAGTTTTCTATAAATATTTTTGCCACGTTTTCCCAAGTGTATTTTTTTACAGAGTTTGACACTTTTACACGATTTAGTCTAGAGGCTTTTACGATTGCCTTGTGTATATCATCTTCAGATTTTATTAAATATCCATTAACACTATTTTCAACAATTGTCTTTGGACCAGTAACATCATAAGCAACAACAGGTGTTCCACAAGCCATGCTTTCGATCATTACAATTCCAAACGTATCAAATAGACTTGGGAAAAAGAATACGTCTGCTGAAGCATACCAAGATCTTAGTTTACTATTTTCTACCTTACCAATAAACCTTACCTTTGGATATTTAGATCTTAGTTTTTCTAAATGTGGACCATCTCCAATTAAAACACATTCATATTTTTCATTTAGCGAAAGTTTGCAAAACTGTTTTAAGTTTTTTTCTTTGCTTACTCTGCTTACACATAAAACAATTGTTTTTTCAGATTTAGTTTTCTTTTCTGTAAAAAAGAATTTTTTTGTGTCTATTCCTCTAGACCAAAGAATAATCTTGTTTTTAAAATCTTTTTGCTGCAGGATGTCTTTCATATTTTTGTTTGTAACTAAAATTTTTTCACTTGACTCATGGAACCATCTCATTGTTTCCCATGTAATATCTTCTGGAACATAAAAAATATCTTTCATCATGTGTGGGAAATTTGTGTGAAAGCTGGTGTTGTATTTTTTATTTTTTATCTGACAATAATTTTTGCCAGCCAGACCGATTGGACCTTCAGTGACAATGTGAATATAATCAGGATCATAATCATCGATCATCTTAAATATACTTATTGGTATAGCCAATGATATATCTTTGTAAAAAGAAAGAGTAACGCTTTTAAATAGTCCTGGATGTATTACATGTACATCATACTTTTTTTCAAGCTCTTTTACTAGATTTTTTAACGTCGTGACTACCCCATTTGTTTGAGGTGACCATGCATCTGTTAATATTAAAATTTTACCCATGATTAATTATAGCATTGCTCCCCCTCGTGGACTCGAACCACGGACCTTAGAGTTAACAGCTCTCTGCTCTGCCGACTGAGCTAAGGAGGAAAGTATATTTACTTATTTATTTTATTTATAATAAACCAAATAGCAAGAATTATAAAAGCTATTGGATATCCTGAGACCCAAAAACTGCCTGGCTGAAAAAGTTCCATGTTACTCCCTGTTTTGCTCTATAAACTTAATAACAAAACAGCAAGGATCTCCGCCATCTTCCCACTCTTGCTGCTCTTCTTCAGTCATATAGGGATCGCCATCGTGAGTCATACAGAATTGTTCCGTAACCCAACCATTGTCAATGCCTATTTGATACCATTCGCCTATTTCCATAAGACAAACCCTCTCGTTAGTATATATATTATTATACACATAAACGAGAGGGTTGTCAAGTTACTAATGTTGTGGCGGTGTGTTTTTTCTGAATGCTGCATTAATTTCTGAATCGGAAAGCTTACCATCGTTAAGGTATCCACGAGAAAGATCCTCAAGAACATTGGCAACACCCATAACTCCAGCAAGGATTGCTGTTTGTAGTGTGTCAATTCCAATGATAGCACCAGCACCAATTGTTGTCAATGCTGATACAAGGAACAGTGCAACGATTCTTCCTGCAACTTTTCTAACTGTTTCTTTATCCATATATATCACTCCTTTCCTTTATCTTTTGGATTGCGTAGTCTGAATGTTATTATCCAAACTGAGATAGTTATTAGGATTAGATACCCTGTTAACTCTCTGGCAGACCCTTCTAGTACTAACCAGGCAATAGCCATACCTAGAAGTGTCCAAGATTGCTCAATCATATCTTTGAGTAAATCTGCAAAAAATTTCTTCATTTATATCCTCCTTATCGATGCAGAAGACATTGCTGACATTGTACTAATTTGTGCTATCTGACCTACAATGACTGCTGCAACAATTGTTTTCTTTGCAGACTCACGTACTTTTGGACTTATGTCCGATCCTACGTTTCCTGCAAAGTTAATTAAATCTGTTAATCCTTGAGCTATATTTCCAACAAGTGGAATTGCTAACAACTCTTCATCAAGAACAATATCGTCTGCCTCTGCCACAAAAAATAGTGCATCTAGTGCTTCTTCATACTCTGCAGAACCTTGTTCAGATGTTTCTAAAGTTTCGTATGCTTCGCTCATAATTTGTACAATTTCTTGTGCTGTTAGATCTTGTGGAGACTCTGCTAAAAGTTCTTCTGTTGTTGGCTCTTCGATTACCTCTTCAGTTTGTGGGTCTACTTTATCTACTGGCTCAATAGGAACTTCTGGTTCAACAGGAACTTCTGGTTCTACTGGAGGATCTATTGGTGGTTCGGGGTCCACAGGAGGCTCTGTAGGCTGCGTTGGCTCTGGGGTTGGTTCTATGGTTGGTTCGGGTGTAGGCTCTACTGTAGGCTCTGGTGTAGGCTCTACAGTGGGTTCTGGAGTAGGTTCTACAGTTGGCTCAGGGGTTGGTTCCGTAGTAGGTTCTGGTGTGGGTTCTGGTGTTGGGGGAACGACTGGAGGCTCTGTTACCTGAGTAAATCCTGCTTCTTCTAGGGTCACAATACTTCTATCGTGTAGACGAGCACCAGTTCTTAATTGAGTTTGTCTGCTCCAGTCTGTTCCACTAATTGTGTATGTTAATTCGTATGAGCCATCTGTTCTTTTAATTGCTGTAACTGTAATGTTTGTTGTATCTGGTGTTCCTTGACTCCAAATTGGTCTAGCTGAAATATCTATCTGAAATCCTGCATCGCTAACTGTAATAATTAAATGTTCATCTGCTCTGTTTTGTGGATATACAACCCAGTCCATTGACATAATCGATAATGATGGTGTCATGGGGTAATCCCAGTAAGTACCGTCGGGGGTTCCGAATGTTATTGTTGAATTTGTGGTTGCATAAATCGTTGAGTATTCTACTCCGTCAAATACGATTGGTGTTGATAGTGGAATTCTGTAAGATGAATCATCTCCACCACAAGTATTAAATATTGCTACATCGCCAGACGCAGGGGTATAGATCTGGTGATTGTATACGCACCCTTCAGCTCTTGCAGGTACGGCAAAGGCAACGACAATGTAGATTGCCATTAAAAATATAAGACTCACATACGAGACTAATTTTTTGATTTCCCTTCACTCCTTTGTTAAGCCTGGGGAAGCTTAACTATTTAATTATACCAGATTTTAGGTAAAGAAAAAGGCTGCCGAAGCAGCCCAATTCCTGTGTTTGTTAGAAGTCCCAGTCTTCATCTTCTGTAGCCTCGTGCTTGCCAATTACATAGCTTGAGCCAGAGCCAGAGAAGAAGTCGTGGTTCTCGTCTGAGTTTGGTGACAGTGCTGAAAGAATAGCAGGGTTTACTGTGCAGGTTTCCTTGGGGAAAAGTGCATCAAACCCTAGATTCATTAGAGCCTTGTTACCATTGTAACGAAGGAATGCTTTGACATCCTCTGTAAGACCCATTGGATCGTACAGGTCTGCTGTGTACTTAGCCTCGTTATCATACATCTCCATGAGAAGTGTATAGGCAAATGACCTAATCTCTTCCTGCTCAGTTTCTGGCAACTTGTTGAATGCTTGTTGGAACTTGTATCCAATGTAGTAACCGTGTACTGCTTCATCCCGAATGATAAGACGAATGAGGTCTGCAGTGTTTGTAAGCTTACCACGGCTTGACCAATACATTGGAAGATAGAATCCTGAGTAGAATAGGAATGACTCAAGAAGTGTTGAAGCAATCTTACGCTTTAGTGGGTCTGTTCCGTTGTATCGTTCTAGAACAATCTCAGCTTTCTTTTGCAAGTATGGATTGTCCTCGCTCCATCTAAATGCCTCGTCAATCTCTGAGGTTGATGTGAGTGTTGAGAATACGCTTGAGTATGACTTAGCGTGTACCGATTCCATAAATGCAATGTTTGTTAGTACTGCTTCCTCGTGCTGAGTAGTTGCATCTTGAATAAGGCTGACTGCCCCAACTGTACCCTGAATTGTGTCAAGCATAGTTAATCCAGTAAACACACGCATTGTTAGAATCTTTTCATCATCGTGTAGCGTTGCCCACGACTGAACATCGTTTGAGAGTGGAACTTTCTCTGGTAGCCAGAAGTTTGCTGTCAGTCTATTCCAAACATCAAGGTCTACTGGGTCCTGGATCTTGTTCCAGTTAATTGGTCTTGTTATCATATTTGCCTCCTAAAGCATACAACTTACACACTCTGATACGTCAGTGCCTTCTAGAGCCATCTGTCGAATTCTGATGTAGTAAATTGTTTTAATTCCCTTACTGAAGGCATAAATCTGTGCCTTGTTAATGTCACGTGTTGTAGCGGTATCCTTGAAGAATAAGGTCAGTGACAACCCCTGGTCTACGTGCTGTGTTGCTGCAGCGTAGGTATCAATGATAGCCTCTGGTCCGATCTCATACGCATCCGCAAAATATTCACGGTTATCGTTGGTAAGGAATGGTGCAGGGTAGTAGACACGACCAAGCTTTCCTTCCTTACGAATCTCAATCTGAGAAGCGATAGGGTGAATAGATGATGTTGAGTTGTTGATGTATGAGATTGATCCTGTAGGTGGTACTGCCTGAAGGTTCTGGTTATAGATACCGTGCTTCTTGACAGACTTAGCAAGTGATTCCCAGTCCTGCTGTGTTGGAATCTCAATCTTTGAATCTGTAAATAGCTTGGCAACCTTCTTAGTTGCTGGCTTCCACTCTTGCTCGATGTACTTAGTGAAGAACTCACCATTTGCATACTTAGAACGCTCAAAGCCGTCGAATGGGCTACCAGTTTCTTTAGCAAGCTTGTTAGATGCCTTTAGAGCGTAGTACAATACAGTGTAGAAATAAATATTGGTAAAGTCAATACCCTCTTCAGAACCGTAGTGAATCTGCTCACGACCAAGGTAGCCGTGTAGGTTCATCTGTCCCAGACCAATGGCACGAGACTTCTTGTTGCCCTCAGCAATTGACATTACAGATTCGATGTAAGACATATCTGCAACTGCTGTCAATGCACGGATAGAAGTTTCAATAGTCTTTTCAAAGTTCTTACCATCCATAACTGCAGCAATGTTTAGTGAGCCAAGGTTGCAAGAGATATCTTTACCAATCTGGTCATAGCTCAAGTCTGCGTTGTATGTGGTTGGTGTGTTAACCTGAAGAATCTCGGAGCACAGGTTGGACATATTGATGCGACCATCAATTGGGTTGGCATCGTTTACTGTGTCTTCATAGACAATGTATGGATACCCTGACTCAAACTGAAGTTCTGCAATACGCTCAAACAACACACGAGCCTTGATCTTGCTCTTGCGAATTTCAGGATTGTCAACCATCTCTTGATACTTTTCAGTAACAGAGATATCGCTCATTGGCAATCCGTAGATACGCTCAACGTCATAGGGTGAGAAGAGATACATATCTTCGTTAGTCTTAGCAAGCTCTAGGGTGATGTTTGGAATAACAACGCCAATGCTAAGAGTCTTGATACGCATTTTCTCGTCTGCATTCTCACGCTTAGTGTCAAGGAAGTTAAGGATATCTGGGTGGTGTGCGTTTAGATACACTGCCCCAGCCCCCTGACGAGCACCTAGCTGGTTAGCGTAGGAGAATGAATCTTCGAGAAGCTTCATTACTGGAATGACCCCAGAAGACTGGTTCTCAATCTTCTTGATTGGAGCACCTGCTTCACGAAGGTTTGTGAGGTTTAGTGCTACACCACCGCCACGCTTTGACAGCTGGAGTGAGGAGTTGATTGCACGAGCAATCGATTCCATGTTATCCTCAATACGGAGTAGGAAGCAAGAAACAAACTCTCCCCTTTGTTTCTTAGCAGCATTGAGAAATGTTGGTGTAGCAGGTTGGAAGCGACCAGAGATTAGTTCATCAACTATATCAATCGCAAGCTTTTTGTTTCCATTCGCAAGCATAAGAGCTGTAACAACTACACGATCTTCAAATCGTTCTAGGTAGCGTGAGCCATCGAATGTCTTGAGTGCATATGAAGTATAGAACTTGTATGCTCCAAGAAATGTTGGGAAGCGGAACCTCTGTGCATAGGTGTGCTGGAACGCAGACTTAATAAAAGGAAAGTCATAGAGATCTAGAACATCCTTGTCGTAGTATTCATGCTCAACTAGATAGTCTAGCTTCTCCTGAAGGCTGTGAAAGAAAACAGTATTCTGGTTCACGTGGTCAAGGAAGTATGCCTTTGCAGCCTCCTTGTCCTTATTAAACTGAATCTGACCGTTCTCGTCATAGAGATTCAGCATTGCGTTTAGCTCGTGGTAACTGTAACCGTTTGTCATACTAGCATCGCCAGCCTTTCCTTAATTGTTATTGTGTCTTCTTCTGTGCCGAATATCTCTACCCTGCCTAATATGGGGACACCTGTTTTAGCTGCAATCATATCTGCAGCCTTGCAGTAGTCTTCCCCAAAGTTTGTGTTTCCTAGACCTACGACAGCAACCATCTTTTGCCTGTTCGACTCTACGTTTAGGAATGATCGAACTTGTCTTGGAATAGCGTGATTCTCGCTCCCACCACCATATGTGGGAACAAATAGTACGTATCTATCTGGTACTATAATTGGATTATCAGAATCCTTAATTGGAATTCTAATTGATTCTAGCCCTAACTTTTCTACAAACCTTTTAGTGTTTCCAGAATAGTTAGAAAAATAAACAATGCCTAAACTCATTGTATGCTCCTAAATTGTTTTGAATTGGTCAAGATAGTCGCGTACATCATTTGGTATAGAGTTATATTCTATCACGCCTTTAGAACTTTCCGCAAGTTGTTTTTTAGGTTTTTGCTTAAACGTATGAACCTCTACTTGAAGGTTTAGGTCTTTGGGTGTGTGAGAGATTGCTCCAAAAACTGCACCACACACAGCATCTGCAAGGTCCTTAGATTTCTTGCGAGGGTGATCAACTCTATTGTTTCTCATAATCTTAAGCTCTGTTAGCTCTTCAAAAAGAATATCGATAGATGGCATAGCAAGACGCTCTTCATAAATGAGCATTGCCATATCTTCATAGTGTTTCTTAGCAACAGAAACAGTCTCTGTTCTAATGCCAACTTGTTTAAGTTCATTCTGAATGTCAAAGGATTGCCAGCGGTCAAAGCTTACCATGCCAAGATTAAATCCTAGACGACGAAGATTCTGAATCCACTGCTTAACTTCTGACAGGTTAACTGGACCTTCTGTCTTTGGCTCCCACCACGCCACAGCATCTACTACAACTACTGGTGCTACCTGCTGGTAATCCTTGATTACCTGAATGTTTACCCACTTATCTACGTGAGCAATTGCTACCGCACACTTGTCGTGGCGTTGTGCAAGGTCGGCGTGAACGTAGTAAATCTTGTCTGGGTCTGGGACAAACGTCTCGTCAAAGCGACGATTGGCATCTAGGGGATTACGCAGTGTCATTGAGCTCTGGACCTTTTCGATCTGCTTAAAGAATGCATCTGAGCTATAGGTAGGCACACAGGCAAATCGCATCATAGCGTCTCCCAGGTCGGTATAGAAAGCAAGCTTAAAATCGTCTATTTTACGAGTAGGGTTTACCACCCACGTTGGTCTCTTTACTGCAAACATTCCAGGATACTTGTAGTTGATAATTGTATCTTCATCCCACGAAATTTCTAGACTGTTGCCGTCTGCATCTTCTGGAAGGTCTGGATTCATAATAAACTTATGAGTCTTTGTGATAATTTCTTTATCCATAATTACATCGTCATAACGTTGGGAGATAAAGTCTCCAGGGTAGCGAGGGAATGAGAGAAGTGCTACCTTGCCCAAGTCTGGGAATCGAGAATCTACAGAAGCACGGAATGCCTTGTAGATGTTGTCTGCGGTCTTTCCCTGGTCATTGCCAGTATTTGTCTCTTGTGCAAACCCAGAGATCTCGTCAAGGACGGCTAGGATAAGGTTAAGACCCTCGTGGCTCTCTCGTTCAGAGTGACCAGAGTAAACGGTGATAGCGTTATCAAACTCAATACTATCAACCTTAGCAAAGTACTTTCCAGCAAACCAAGGTGAGCGTTCGATCTTAGACTTAAATCCTTTGAAGAAAACGTTCTTGGCTTGCTGTGCGTTGATAGCTACGTTGATAATGTCAATAGCATCTCCAGATGGCTTACCAAAGTAACGTGCTGGATCTTTAAGACATAGAAGCTTGTATACGATATATGCACAGGCTACGGTAGATACAAAGTCCTTACCGCTACCCTTGCCAAGTTGAAGGATAACTTCATTCTTTGTGTACTTCTTGTAGTAGCGAGTTCCTTCTTCTGTGCCAAGAATGTCTATAAGATCTTCCATCTTGTAAATTTGGCTCATAGCCTCTACAATGTCGTATTGAATTTGTGAGAGTGGTGGTTGCCCAAGATATGCTTCACCCTCAACAAAGGTCTTAGCATCTACTGGAATTTCTTCAAAGTTATTATCTTTTAGAACTTCAAAGAAATCATCAAACATCTCTGACAACAGTAATCACCTCTTGGTTTTTAGAAACCTCAGATAGCCTACGCATAATCTTGTCACGCACTTCTGGATGCTCTGCAGCAATATCTTTTAGAATATCTTTTAGAATATCCTGTCTACGCTCAATCTCCAGCATTTCGTCTGCCAGTTCTTTGTTCTCTAATAGTCCTGCTTTTTGCAGCATGTCGATACGCTTGGACTCAATGTCGAGCACGAGTTTAATACCTGCAGTTTTTGCACCGAGGTTAGCAATTGTGGTTGCTTCATCGATAACCTCATATGCCTTACTAATTAGTTTGTTATAGTGTGTGTCTGCTACTACAAGAGCTTCTTTGGCACGAGCACGAATTGCAGCATTGTCTGCAGCCATAAGTTTCCATTGGTTGATGTGGGCAACAACCTTTTGACGTGGAAGTGCAAGATCTTTAGAAATCTGCGTAGGCTCAGAAC